GGACAGGCTCGCGTTTGATGCGGCAACCGTCTGCGAATACCATCCGGCATCGCCGATGTTTATCTTGAAGATCTTGTTGTTGGCGCTTGCTGTCATCGCAAACAGCGCGTCAATCTCAAGTTCCATGCCTGGTTTGATCGCGTTCGCCGGAATGGTCACCGAAGCAAGAGTAATGTCGTTACCGACAACCGTCACGGTTGGAGTGCCGAGACCGGCAGCGTGCGGGTAGTTGATGGTGATCTTCGTAGTGGCCGCGCTGACATCGGTGACGGTGTACAGGCCGTTGACGCCAGTACCGCCAGCCCAAGTGACGCTTACAAGCTTGTTCTGCGCGACTGCGTTCGTGAGGCTATGGATGCCGGCGCTCACCAAACGCACGCTGCCGCTGCTGTCCTCGTAGGTCAGCGTGGTGAAAGTCGCGGCAGGAGCGACGATTGACACAGCTGTGGTTGTAGTGGCGTAAGTCGGCTCGTTCCGCATGATCGGGAAGTACATCTCGCCGCCGTCCGCGTCCTTGATGCCGATGATGTCGTTGGTCGTGCTGTCGTACAGGAAATTGTTGCCTTGCTTCAGGTATGGCATGGTGGTCCTTTCAAACTTCCAGCGCCGATGGGCTGGTGTATCCGCTGAACATGTTCATCACGTCGGTCAATGCGTTCTGTTGCCCAGTCGGAGCCTGCGCCATGTTCTTGACGGTCTGCGACGACTGTTGCAATGCCGCTGACTGCTCCTTGGCCGCCATCGCCTGGTTGCGGGCGGTGCGGATGGCCGCGACCTCCTTGTCGGCGATGATGAGCGACGGGTCCACGCCAAGCATGTCTGCGTAGATGTCGGCCCACTGGTCGCTGTCGAACTTGTCGAGGATGTCCGGCTTCATCGTGGCGATCTGGCCGAGGTTGCCGACGAAGCGGTCGACCGAGTTCGTGCCGATGGCACGCTGCGCCTGGGCGAGCATGCTGACGAACTCGACGTTCAGGTCCATGCCCTGCAACTCCTCGGGCGCCGGCGGGATGATGCCACCCTGCAACATGCGCGTGAACGTGATGTCCACGAGCGGGTCGAGCAGTTCGTTGTGCAGGCGCTCGAGCACGGGCCCGAGCATGAGCAGTTTCTCCTCGTGGCGCTCGGCGACTTCTGTGGCCGTCATGCGGGTGTTCGGCTGGCCCGCCAGCATCAGGAACATGTCGGCATAGAACGCACCACGAACACGCTCGCGGCAGTCTTGGATGTCGTTCAGCAGGTACTGGAGGTTGAGGTTGACCTCAAACGCCGTCTTGATGCCGGCTGACGCGCCGTCCACGAACGAGATGCCGCCGGGCAGCGTCTCGACGTCGCGGTTCTTCATCGACACGGGCACCTGGAGCGGCGGCTTGGTCTGGTAGTCGATGGCCTGCGCCTTGCGCAACTGCTCGTGCTGTAGCTGCTTGATGTCGCCAAGCGACTCCATGCCGGGGCTGTTGCCGTAGATGTCGCCGCCGGCGGTAGCCCAGCGCGGGACGAGCGCGGGGAATTGTTCAAACCCGCTCTCGCGCAGGAACACGCCGTCCTCGCCGCCGACTTCGAAGTACCACGAGCCCCACGGCATGTTCTTGTTGTCGCGCTTCTTGTGGTCGCGGTCGGATCGCGGTTCGATGGCGTGGATGACCGGAATCCACTGGTCAAGCGTGCCTCGATCCCACATGTTGCGCACGGTGGTTGAGCAGTTCTTGTAACCGAACTCCTTGACCATCGCGGCGACTGTCATCTCAAACTCGCGGTACAACGTGTCAACGCGGCCCTGCGCGTCGGTAGCGATGCAAAACTCGCCCGTCGTGACGGGGTAGTGGTGGATGACGTTCTTGAAGTCGGGCAGCACGATGCTCGTGGCCGTACCGAACGCACCGAGCTCTTCGTACATCGTGTGCAGTGCGCGGTAGGTGTTCGACTTCTGAAACACCAATTGCATGCGTCGCGTAACGTCGTCCAGCCACAACTTGACGGGCTGGTAGGAGTTCAGTTCCGGGTCGGCGGTTGCCAGCCTGAACCACTGCCGTGCCGGGCTGGTCGCGCCAGCCATCATGCCGGCTCCGAGCGTGCGCAATGCGCGGGTGCCGGTGTTGTCGTAGATGTTGTTGTGCCGGCGCCATCCCTTGTCGCGGTCTTGTCGGAAGTAGCGCCCGTTGCGCGGGAGCAGGTAGGTCGTGATCTCCTGCCAGTGAGACAGCCACGACGCCCGCTCAGACTTGAGCTGCCCCCATCGCGTGAACAACTTGTCGCGTGTCGGTGCGCTGGGGTATGACTGTGCGTCGCTGGTGTATTCGCTCACGATTACCCTCCGAGGAGTGAACTGCGACCGAGCGCCAAATCCTGCGGGTTGACGCCAGTCGGTCCAGTCAGCATGGTGCTGGTCGGCCCGCCACCTGCGCCCTCAGCTGCGCCAGCCATGATGCTGCCCATGTTGGGCTGCCGGCGGTTGGCTGCTGCCATAGCCTGCGCACTGCGGCGCTGCTGCGAAGCGGCCTGTGCAGCGGCCTGCTGCTGGGCCTGCCGTTGCTCGCCGAGCGCCTGCTTCTGAGCCTTGTCGGCACGTTCGCCGGCATACATCGAATAACCCAAACCGCCAGCTGCTGCTGCTGCTCCTGCGACAGCCGCGCCAGTCGCTGCTGCTGCTGCTGCCGAAGCACCGAGAGCCGTACCGATTGCCGTGAATAAAGCCATGTCAAATCTCCTTGGAATGCATCCGCTCGGTCAGAGTGTAACCCATGATGCCGAGGATTCTTGCGGCAGGTGTCTCATCTCGCCCATTCATCACGAGATCGCTCATCGCCACGTACTTGAGTCCTCGGCGCTTGGCCTCATTCTCAAACGCCTGCATGAGCCTGATGCCAGCCATGCCACGGTACGCAGGATCGACCCACCACGCGAGCTCCACAGCAGTCTGCATGTGCGGAGCAAACCAGAGCGGGCCGACCACGCCAAGAATGACGCCGATGATTTGCTCGCCGTTGAGCGCAACGAACGAAACTCCGCAGTCGATGACCGCGCTTATACCGTTCGCTAGTTGTTCGTCGGTCAGATGGTCGTTGATCGACCTGTACTCGCTGAACTGGATGAACTGCCTGCCCATCGTCAGCAGCGCAGGAACGTCATCGCGTGTTGCTAGTCGAATCATTCCATGCCCTCGTACGGGTCGTAGTCGCCTGGTCGAGTGTCGATCCGGTCGCGCACCTCGCGTGGGAGTTGCTTGCCCACGGGGAACGCGAACGTCAGAGCCAGCGCGTCGGCGATGTCCGGGCTGGCCCCGCCCTGTAGCCGGCGCTTGATGTCGTCCTTGGATTCGAGCACGCGCCTGCCGTTGGAGTCGTACGAATACGTGGGGGTGGCGAGTTCGGCCTTCAGGTACGGGTCGTTGGGAATCGAGCCGCCCTGCTCCATCCACTCGCGCATCGTCCACCACATCTCGGTGCGCTTGTTGACGAACAAGCCGGGGTTGTTGGCCTTGCCGCCGAAGTTGATCTCGACGATCCCGTAGCCCAACTGGCGCAGCCGGTCGATCACGCCCGCCCCGCCACCCACGTCGATGAACACGCCGTCTGGGTCGCGCTCCTCGATGACGTTGGCGACACGGCCAGCCAGGCCCATGTTGTCGATCCCACGGTAGACCTGCGGCTCGAACACGACGAGCCCTTGGCGCAGCACGATCACGCTGCGGTCGTCACCGAACCGGGCAGGGTCAACGCCGACAACCAGCGGAGCGTCCACGATGTCGCCGTCTGAGTATCGGCGCCGTGCCGCTGACTCAGCGTCGGACAGCGTAATGAGCTGATCGTCGCCGGCGGCGCTGAAGTCACACAGGTACTCACGAGCGAACGCCGTTTCGGGCATGTCGCGGCGCAGGCGCTTAACCTCGTCACGGTCGATGGCGTCAGTATCATCGACGGTATAGAGGGCAGACCACCAGTCATCGAGGCCGTTGGAGCGGTAGAACAGCTCGCTGAACAGGTTGATGCCAGACGGCGTGCCAATGAACATCGCCCAGCCCTTGCGGTCGGACAGGGCAGGCTGCACGATGTCGGTCCAGACCTCGGGCTTGATCTGTGCGACCTCGTCAATCACGCAGCCGTCGAGACGGACGCCGCGCAGGGCGTCGGGGTTGTCGCCGCCGAACAGGCGGATGGTCGCGCCGTTGTGTTTGAACACGACGGCCAGATCCACCTCGTTGATGTCGATGGCCCCAGTCGTGCGCATCGGGCGCAGCTTGTCCTTGAGACGCGCCCACGCGATGGCCTTGGCCTGGCGCAGGAACGGTGCGATGTAGACGTAGAACCCAAGCGGCTGCTTGCATTTCAAAGCCTTGTCGAGCAGTTCCATGATGGCAAGTTCCGTCTTGCCAGCACGTCGGTGCAAAGCAAGAACGGTGAACCTCTTGCGCTTCAGGTGACATTCCCGCTGCCACTGGCGCGGGTTGTAGTCAAGACTTATCGGCACTTGGCACGCCCGTGATGACGGTCAGGTTCACGCCGCCGGCATGGTCCACGCCGACCTTGTCGCCGTACTTCTTGGGGTTCCACTTGGCGAGGAGCTTGAGCCGCGTCTCAACCTGGAGGCGACGCCACGCGACTTCGACCTGATCGGCTGGCTTGGTGTCGGCCAGTTCCTTGCACTCGTCGGCGATCACATCGTGCCCGTCCTCGCGTGCGCGTGCGATGCGTCTAGCAAATTCTTCATCCTTGTCGAGCCACAGATACACCGTATGGAAATCTGGCTTGCCGTCCAGCCTGCACCATTGCCGTAGTGGCTTGCCTGCGGCCAGCCATGCGACGAGTTCGTTGGCTAGGTCTTGCGGTACGGGCTCTGGCGGGCGTCCTACCGGGCGCGGCGCTTGGCTGCCTTCGCCTTGTCCGCTCGCACGAACTTCTTTGCGACGGACATAGGGACGCCGGCCTTCTTTGCGAACGACCGGGAGTGCGCTGCCGCCTGCATCAGTCGCTTCTGTGCGGGTGATTTGCTTGGCATCAGGTTTCATTCTTGTA